AGATGAACGATTCTTTCACGCCAGCCCACATGCCTACCCACCCCGCACCGACCAACATGATCGGACGTTCCAAGGATGGGATTGCATCGAGGATTCCCGCGACCATCCCTAGGAATGCCAGCTGAGAAAGTTCCCACATGTTTCGCCACGCGAACGCCATGTCGTCGATCAATTGCATTGACAGATCGAAGACGTCTTTCGTAACCTGCCACCAGACTTTGACTTCGGTCCATACGGAACGAATAGCTTCACGCAAGGACGGCATCCAATCACGGATTCCTTTAACGAACGTGATGCCTTCTTCCATCATGCCTTTGAAATCGAGCTCTTCGATTAAGATCTCGCCGATGTCCTTGAAGATCGCGAAGACGTTATCTTTCAACGTCGACCAGAGACCCATCGTCGTTTGGGATTGCTTCTTCATACCGTCAGCGAAAACGCCACCGGCTTCGGTCGTCGCACGCAACGCTCCGAGCAATTCCTTAGGTCCGACTTTTCCTTCCGTGATCAGATCGCGAACCTCAGATTGAGCCACGCCCATCTGGTCGCCCAATGCTTTGTAGATTGGGACACCACGTTCAGCCAGTCGGTTGATCTCTTCCATTGAAGCACGACCAGTGGATCGTACTTTGCCGAAGATCGCAACGAAGTCGCCGATAGGCTTTCCGGTACCCGCTGCGATGTCACCCAGAACCTTAAGGCGATCCATGATGGCATCTTGAGCTACACCGTACGCCGCTAAGCCTCGAGTCGCTTCGGTTAGTTCTCCCATCTGGAACGGAGTGCTAGCTGCGAATTCTGCTAGGTCCTTCATCGTCTCTTTCGCTTTGTCCATGCTACCGAACAAAGTCGAGAGTGCGACGGTAGCGGACTCGGCTTCAGCTGCCAACTTAACTCCGAAGCCAATTCCCAATCCACCAACTCCGAAAGCAGCTGCCGCCGCTGCAGCGACCCCCAACAGGCCAGACTTCAGCGACGACAACCCACTCATCAAACGTCCGAACCCTGGCATGCGGAATCGAACTTTTACATTCTTATCCTTCACGCCAGACAGTCGGGACTTTACATCTCCCAATCCTTTATTGAACTGACCGAGGTTCGCCCCGATCGTTACCATCTTCTTCCCCAGCACTGACGCTACGGGTCCCGGCATTATTCATTCTCCGTTCTTGAATGTGTCGTACTGCTTCCTCATAAGTTACTACTTTGCCAGGCGGCACCAGTCTGGGAGAGGGAGTGGACGTCCCCTCAAACATGAACTGCCCTTCATCATCAAAGTACTTGCCCATCCCCATCAAGAATCTAAACTGGGGATAGGTCAACTCAAATACTTCGGCGAAGGTCATTCGGTATCGGTAGATGATCCAGGCGACGATTCGTTCCCAGTCATTTCCGCTACCAGTTCCTCCCGCTGCTTCGTCAGGAGTTTCTCCGCCTTCTTCGCCGCCATCAACTTTTTTTCGTTCACCGTCTCGGCGTCCATTCCATTGACCCAAATGATATGATCTTGGAACTCCTCGATGTTACCCATGGACAACCAGCCGTCGACTTCCTCGATCGTAACTACCTTATGCTTCTCTCTCACGCATAGCCATAGTAGGTAGTTCAAACCTGAGAGAGTTTCCATCTCCTCATTGAATTCTTTCGACCCCATTGTTATGTTCTGGGATCGTTCCAGTGCCGCCTCCCAGATACGCTCGTGAAACGACTCAGGGAAGTCTTCGCATTTCTTCTTGGCATCGGCGATCGGTCGATCCTTGACCCATTGTTCAAACTCCGCCCACGCAGACATGGACAAGGGTGCCAGGGTGATTACTTGTCCACCCAAGTCCATGTTGCGAGTTCGGCCAGACAGTGCGTTAAGTGTAGAGTTACGGTTGCTCACAATAAATCTCCATCCCTAGTCTAGGGTTCCAGTCGGGTAAGTCAGGATACCGTTGCCGGTAAAGTTGACAGTGTAATTGACTTTGCCTTCAACCACGAGGCTGATCTGACAATTGTCAATGAAGATGTTTCCTGAGTACGTTCCGTTGGCAACGTTCGTCGCAGCATTGTCTACGATGAATGTCGCCGCCAAAATGTTTCCAGGTTTGATGTCGGGCGGATCGTCGTGAGGATTTTGAGCTGAGTCGTATTGGGCTTGGAGATTTCCATCCCATCCGTCTAAGCCTGCAACTCCTTCACGCCAACCGCCTGACTCCGAATTCGTACAGTCCTGACGTTCGTTGTTGATGTTCAACTGAAACTGGGTAACTCCAATTACGGTTGAGTCAACAGTGACACGTCCATTCTTTCCAGTGATTTTCGCCATTGGGTTTCCTTTCTACAGCGAGGTTTGTGTGACAACACGATACTCGAGGATCGACTGCCACACGTCTTCGTCCTCCAAATCCTGGACCACATTATGTGCCAGGTAATCATACTTGATAAGTGGGGCGACGGGTTGGGCTGATTCAAGGATGCGAGTAAACGCTCCCCCTGCAGCTAGTGCCGACTCCCTCGTTTTCGCAAAGGTCGAAATCTGAACTCGTGTCCACTCTTCATGAACGCGAGTGTCATCATCTTCATCAGAGTGGTACTGATTATTAACTCCTGAGATCGACATGATAGAAGTGTAAGGTGAGATCCTTTTGCTCTCAGTAACACGGCCAACGATAATTCGATTCTCAGGGACACTGCTTGGCGGTGTACCTGCGATCAAATGGTTTCGTACGTAAGTTAAAGGGTCACTCATTACGGTCCTCCGCTCGCGATCAATGCGATAAACTTTTCGTTCTCATCCCAGGTTACTCTCATCCACGGACGTGGTCCGAGTCTCTTCGTTCCGAATTCTAGGAAGACTCCGTAGTCCGCGTTCTCAACCAGTCCCACTTCAATAGTCAACTGAGCAGGGTTATCCTTGATTTGAATTCCGTCCTGAAGATTACCAGTTCGTTTCTTCGGAGGCTCTCCTTCCTTTGATGAATTTTTATAGGGCGGTGGATTAGAACGAGCGATCTTTTCCCTTAGCTTGTTCTGCAAAAACACAGCGGCAGCCCAAAGGTTTTGCATCGTTGCGTCCTGAACCTCCTTACTAACTTCAGCTCCTTTCCATTCTAAGAAACCCATGCGGACTCCCTTGCGAGAATTGTCATCAAGTCGTAAATGCTCTCACGTTTCTTGTATCCCTTGATCTCATAGATCTTACCATTGGAATCCTTAACGCGATTGCTCGAATCAACATCGAAGTCTTGCATGAGACGAATCTCATACATGACGTCTAGGTTCTCAGCTCCGAAGTCGGATGCCATCGTAGCACCCATGGGTTGGATGCGTCCTTGCAAATCTTTCCCACCAGTAATCGCAGACCAGGATTCCTGTATCGTACCATCCGTTGCCACAGATTCGTTGGCCGCTTCAATATCGAAGGTATCGACCAAAGCAGATTCTGCAACGAAGTTACGACAAAGGCAATCCCAAATCTGCGAATGCTGATTATACCACGCTTCGAGAATAGTCCACTGAGTTCCGTCAACTTCTTCAATGGTGCTCCGCTGAATAGGTTTCAAAGTGCCATTGGTCATCATCTTCTGGGAGAGGATGAAGTGGCAGTCTCGCGATGTCAGCGAACCGTTAGACTCTAGTACCTCACGCTTAGTCACAAACGACTTATGTGCGTTCGATACCGATAGCCGTTGAGACGTACCTGCTGGCAGATAAACCACGTCGGCCAATCCGTCGAGGTACAAATAATCATCTGACATATCGAGAGTTACCATCAGACCACCACCTTAGTGCTTTCTTCCCAAGGACCAGTTTCTTCTGTCATCACTTTCTTTTCCAGCCAGTCGATCTGTTCCATCAGGAGTTTCTGATACGCGTTCCATTGAAACGTTTGACCGTTTACCGTGTAGGTCAGTTTCGGGCTCTGCATCAGATCGTCAAGAATAGATTTCGCATTGGCTAACTTTTCTGAGTATGTCGAGGTTGCCAAAGGTTATTCCTCCTGATTGATATTCGCTCCCAGAATTTTGGTGGCCGTCGGGCTCAGGGTCTCGACAGTATTGTCGTCCTTCATCCGGTGACCAAACTCAACTTGGTGAGCATGTGCGGAACCGATAACTCCCTTGTGGGAATTGAAGGCTGCAATCGCAACCTCACGTTGGATCGCACGCGGGCACGGAAAAGTCATTGGACGTACGCCATCCAATTTGACCGTGCAGGTTTCCACTGTCTTACCTCCGGCGATCTCTTCACGAGACGGGGTTTGCGGTTCGTTCGCAGGAGTCTGTGAACCTGGAGTAGCCGGAGCATCATCAGTACGTCGTCGTTTGGCCATGTTAATATCCTCGGTAGGTTAAGCTGATCAAAAAAGTCAGTTAGGGCGGTACGATGATTCACTAAATCCCAGGTAGCGGGATCACGTTGAGTTCCGAGTCATCTTGCGAGGCTCGAGAACTGCAGCAGCACCACGTTCGTCGGCACGGTACCGAGCAACAATATCTTGCTCGAACGATGCGTCGGAGTTTGTGGCCGCTTGCTTAACTTGGATGGGCCAGTTTTCCATGTACGCGAAGGATTCCCGGATGTCTCCGAGGTACCAGCGTGTAGGAATATTGGAACCACCTTTGACCACTTCGCGATCGTAGAGCAAGTTGCTCGTCACGATGTTGTAAGGGGTCAACGGGTTAGCGTGAAGCGACTGAGTGTTCGTATTCGACGTGGTACGAATCTCAGTCGTGCTCGCGATGTTCTTCGCTTTGAAGAGCAGCTGCGGCATCACGATCATATCCTTCGGAGTGATCTCGATCGGCTCCGAGTTATAAGGATCCCGCATGTTGCGGAACAACTGCAGTGCTGCATCAATATCCGTGTAATCTTCCAGCGTGTTGCCGGTCTGATCATTGATCCAGTCGCCGGAAGTCAGGTAGGTATTAACCGACGTGCCCTTCCGCTTGTAGTTGTTGGTGGCACCGATGATGAGATCGATGATCCGCCGTTCCTTATTGTACCCGAGGCGTTTCCCAACTTGGGAAGCGTTCCGAGTAACCATCGCGATCCGGTCGAAGAAGATGGCTTCCTTCGTCACGCTGACGATGAAACCACGCTTAACGGTTTCCGGAGTCTCGACGTAGTCCTCATGGAATCCGTACTCAGGAAACGGCATGCCTTCGTTGACAATATCGCCGTCGCCTTCGATCGGTCCCATGCCGGCGATCTTTTCACCGGACAACTTCGTCGGGATGTTCTGTACCATCGGGGTGAAGACAAAGCCTTCATCCTGATAGCCTTGGAGCACCGCGTTGTAAACGATCTGTCCAGTGATGTTACTGAACGCTGTCGAATCGACACCGGAACCAGCTTCCAACAATTGAACAGCTTGCTCACCACGAGGATCGAGGCTGGTATACCATTCCTCCCCGCAGAATGCAATCGCCAATCCCTTCAACGAGAAATCGTTGGGGGACATCTTTCCATCATTGATCGATTGCTCGATCAGGTTGCAGGTCTTCGCGACACCGTTGTACTCGGTGAATCGCTTCAGTTCTACAGAACTAATTCGCATCTCAAATCCTTTCCTTGAGTGGTAGACGTGTAAGCCTCCGTACTCATACCGAGAAAATTAAACCAGAGTTTGAATACCGCCGTGGGCTACGGTGGATTCAATCGCCACAAGAACGGAAGTGACATTGGAAGCCTCACGACGAGCGACTCGACCAATGGCCAAGTTATTCGTAGCGACGGTCACCACTGTCTGGGGAAGGATGGTAGATGAACCGGAGTCAGCTGCTCCGACAATATCTCCAACTTCCCACGTTGCCGCAGCACATGCGAAACGGAAAACGCCTTTCGTAGCGAAGCGGTACTCCGCT